AATTTATTTCAGAAGGTCACAAAAGTAACAGTTAGTACAAATGACTTGTGGATTCAAAACCTACGTTCAACCGGTATTTAAGGAGGGTTAATATATGTTACCTTATTCTATGGTCGCCGGTGGAACATTTAGTTTGACCACGGCTAATATTGCATCTGGATTAGATTTGACTTGTCAAAGTCAAAATCCACCAGATTTTGTTTTGCTTAAAGCTATTTCAGGATATGGCGAAGCTTCAGACGCTCAAGCTATTGAATGGTGGTGGGAAAAGTCTATGTCACAAGGAGCAGCTAAGGGGATTTTGCAATCTTCTGAAGGATCTACTCCACAATTACCAGCAATGACATCATATACGATTTCATCAAATGGTATTAGTACATATGACACAGCTAATCCTCCAACTTTTGCAGCTTTAGCATCATCTGACATCAACAAAACTACCTTTGTAGCTACTATGGCTAGCACAGGCAGCATTTCTGTTGGTGATCTAGTTCGTGTTACTGTACCAGTAGACATGTATCAAGTGGCTACATATGTTTTTGGTGTAACAGCAGTTACAGCAAACACAAGTATTACACTTGGCTATATGGCTTCGGCAGTATCAGCAGGTTTAGCAGCATTTGCAGCTAATGCCGACACAGCGAATATCACGAAGATTATCCAAAATAAAATGTATCCTCGTAGAGCATATATTGGATATATCTCCAATGCATCACAAGCTGTTGTTTATTTCACTGCACCAAATGATTATACTCCTGGCGAAAATGTTTCGTTTAGAGTGTCTTCAGATTTTGGTATGGATGAGATCAATAACAAATCTGCAAGAGTGCTAAGTGTAACAAATAGCGCAACTGTATCATCTATCACTATTGATTTGGATACATCTGGCTATACAGCATTTAGTTTCCCAACTAGTGCTACAGCATTGACTGGTATTAGTCCTGCAATCGTTGTTCCTTCTTCTTCTGGTGTAGTGCCAGATAGTGGAAGTGCAACAGTACCACAACAACCTCCAGGAACTAACTTAAGAGATGCTTTCGACAATAGAAACACTCGAGTTATTCATTTAGGGCCAGGTTTATTCAACGTGTCTGGACATACTTCAGACAATGGAGATACTTGGATGTGGCAGGCTTTTAAGTATGATTCGTATCAATCATTCTAAGAAAGTTAGGGTGGGGGTTAAAATCCCCATCCTTTAATGTAAAGCAGCTTTACAAAGAGGAAAAAATGGAAGTTAAAGAGATTAGCAAAAAATCAAAAACAAGAATGCCTGCTGAAAAATACGATGAAGCATTGAAGAAAATGCGCAGAGAACATGAGAAAATGTGTAAAGGTATGTTTGAATTCAGTGAAGCCCAAGGAGGATGGTTAGATTTCTGCTATAGATTCTTTCCTGGAGAGCCATTAAGAACAGTGAGACTTATTCACGGAGAGATCTGCGATCTGCCTATGGGATTAGTCAAACACTTAAACAACACTAAGAAAAAAATTAGAAAAATTGGCCTAGATTCTATTGAAGGAAGAGGTGCAGTTTTACCAGAAAGAGGCTTGCCTTCTACCTATACTGTAGAGTCAAGAGTTAGATTTACTCCAATGGAAGCTCTATGAGTTCAGGATATCAGTTTTATCCAAGATGGAAATACATAACTGATATTTCAAATGCTCAAAACGCGGTTGTTACACTCGACGAAGACCATGATTTCACAGATGGTGAAATCGTGGGCTTTCGCGTAACAAAACCTTTTGGTATGGTGGAAATTAATGAAAAGCATGGAAAGGTTTTAAGCCATACCAGCGACACAATTACCGTAGATATAGATACAATGAACTTTACACAATTTGTATACCCAGTATCGGGCAAAGTAACACCTCCAGTATGCGTTCCGTCATCCTCTGGAGTAATACCAGGCTCTTTTCCTGCAACAGTTAATTTAGAAGATGCTTTTGACAATAGGCCGACATAATGGCAATAGGAACATTAGAATCAATTATCTTAAAAGCGCGTAAACTTAGCGGATCTGGAACTAGTTTACAGCTTACAAATGCTCAGATCATTGACTATATCAATAGTTTTTATCTTTACGATCTTCCCGCAGAAATGCGTTGTCTTAAACTTAAGGATAAATACACGTTTAACACGATTAGAGGCATTGATTGCTATCCATTTGACTCGGAGCATTACACAACGGTTGAAATGCCATGCTACTGCGCTAAACGAGAAATAAAGCTATTCCAAGATCCCTGGAGTTTCTATGGTGTAAACTTCAACTGGCAATATCAAGTTAACTTTGCTACAGGCGATGCAACTATAGGTGTTGGCCCTTATACAGGAACGTTATCCGCCGTACCGATTATTCGTAGCGTTAACAATAGCCCTATGGTGAAAACGCCTCAAAACCCAACAACACCTTATTATCCTACACCTGCACAGCCTAATTTCTCTCAATCTATGATTCCTAGCAGGGTTCAAAACATTTTGATTACAGCAAATACAGCGTTAGGAAGCACCCAAAATGTGACAGATGATGGTAATGGCAATTTAATTGGCGATGGCATAGGGACTATAGATTATACCTCTGGAGCAATATCAATAACATTTAATACAGTCGTTCCTGCAGGAGAGCCAATACAGATTCAGTACAATCCTATGGTCAATCAAATGGCTATACCTCAATCCATATTGTACTTCCAGAATCAGTTTACATTAAGACCAGTGCCAGACAAAGGGTATACAGTCGAGTTAATAGCTTATAGACAACCATCACAAGCTCTTTTAGGAACAACCGATCCTGACGCTCCTGATTTAACAGGAGTTCCTGAATTAACCGAATGGTGGGAACTTCTTGCTGTTGGAGCAGCAAAGAAGATTTATGAAGATCGCCTAGATACTGATGGCATGGCAATAATGGACAAAATGCTCATGGAACGCTATGAAGTAGCAGAAACAAGAACATGGGCACAATTAGGTAAGCAAAGCATGGCTACTTTATTTAGGGATCAGCTAACACATAACTACGGCTCTGGTGGCTGGGGATTTGGAGGGGGAGTTTAGTGGAAAAGAAAACTAATTGGATTGCAGGTGCTATAAAGAAACCTGGCGCTTTACATAAAGAAATGGGTGTTCCACAAGGAAAAAAGATACCAGCAAAGAAACTTGCAACGGCAGCTAAAAAGCCAGGGGTATTAGGGAAAAGAGCTAGACTTGCAGAAACGTTGAAGGGATTTAAGAAATGACATTTACACCAGGTGTTCCATTTGATGGACAATCATTAGACAATTCAAGACCTCTAGTCAGAAATAACTTCACATCTATATACGACAATATAGATGAAAATCACTATCCACCCAATGATGCAAACGATGGAAAACATAAAAAAGCAGTCTTTTTAAATGATTCTAGCACTACAGGAACAGCTGCAAACGAAGTAGCAATCTTTCCTCAAACATACAATGCCTCTTTACAGTTAATGTATAGGCCACCAAGTACCGCATCTGCTGCGGATATGTGGCCTGCATGTCCCATGATAAGAGCCTATGGAAGGTTTAATAGTAATACAAATTCCACCATCGGAACACCATTAAACTTAAGTTTTACAAAGGTTTCAGCCACAGAAACTACTGTTACTATTACAACTCCTTTTCCTATAGGAGCGGCAACGGATAATTACATTCCTTTTGTATTTGTTCAAAGAAATTTAACAGCAGGGGAATTTGTGGAACCTAAGATTTCAAACCTAACGGCTGCGGGTTTTACAATTACTGTTCTTGGTAGTAGCAATAATCCAGTAATGATTTGTGTAATGATTTTAGGAAGTTAATGGCAACTCCAAACTTTATAACTGGATATTCACTAGGGCTTATTCAAGATAAGAAACCATTTCTTGTCCCAGAACAAGCTTTTTCTACACTTGAAAATGCTTATGTATGGAGAGAAAGAGTTAAAAAGCGTGAAGGTCTTAAAATTCTAGGAAGACTTCAGCGTAATCCTGAAAACGAATCTTTAGCCAATACAGTCAATTCTGCAACTTATACAGATGCAGACATTCTCACAACATTATCGTTAAGAGTAGATGAACCTAATGCAGAAATTCGCCCAGAAACAATAGTTATCACTATTGACCTAGGTGGAGGAAATGAAACAGTCATTGAGGACACTCTAGGAACAGGTGTTTTATCCGCAGGAGTTCCAAATAACTTAAACTTTACGACAGGCACAATCAATTACATTACAGGTGCATTAAGTTTAACTTTTGTAGCTCCTATAGCAGCAGGATTAACAGTAGTCATAACATTTGGTTATTTCCCCGCTCTTCCCGTCATGGGAATTTGGCAAAGAGAGACAATTACAGCATTGAACCAAGAGCAGACGCTATTTTTCGATACAAGATAGTGTTATATCAATACCGGAGTTGATTCCTTTTCTGAATTTCTAGCTTCTGAGCAAGTTACATGGGATGGTACAGACTCTGATTTCTTTTGGGCTACCAATTATCGAGGCATAGAAGCTCAACAAAGATTTTTCTTTGTCACCAACTTTGTAAATGATGCAGCAGATCCAATACGATATACTGACGGGATTACTTGGGAAACTTTCGCTCCTGCTATTGCATCTACAGAACACATAAATAATATTGGAACGGTTATTAATCCTTGGACAACTTTTGCTGGATCCTTACCAAATTTACCGGTTGTACCAGGTTCTGTTATTATTACTGTAGGAGCTGTTACATTTACCGATGTTAATGAAGATGGAACGCTCACAGGAGATCCTCCAGCTAATACTGGAACGATAGATTATATCACTGGAGCAATCACACTTTCATTTAGTCCTGCACTAGGAGTTAACACAGATGTTTCTGCTACTTATGACCAAGCCACTAACCAACTATTCCAAGCACGAATTCTGATACCTTATTACGGTAGAATGCTTGCACTGAATGTTTGGGAAGGCGCAACAATAGCCACAAGTAAAAACATAACCAATAGATGCAGATTCTCAGCTGTTGGGAATCCGATAGATGAAGACGCATGGAGAACAGACATTTTTGGTAAAGGTGGATTTATAGATGCACCTGTTAATGAAGATATTGTTTCAGCAGCCTTCTACAAAAACACTCTCATTGTAGGTTTTGAGCATTCTACATGGCAATTGCGTTATGTTGGAGAATATGGGCTACCATTCTTATGGGAACGAATCTCCTCTGATTTTGGATGCGAGTCAACATTTTCAACTGTTCTTTTTGATGATGGTGTTTTGCAAGTAGGTGATAAAGCTATCATTGCAGCAACGGCTGTATCAGCAAAAAGAATAGACGAACAAATTCCAGATATTGTTTTCAGAATACAAAACATTTTTAATGGCTCAAAACGAGTACATGGCGTACGAGATTTTAGAAAAGAGTTGGTTTATTGGTGCTACCCTAACGCAGAACAAGAATCTACATATCCTAATACCGTACTCGTCTATAATTACCGTAATGGATGTTACAGCCAATTTAGAGATAATGTAACTACTTTCGGAACATTTCAACCTCCAGATTCGATCAACTGGAACCGTGATGATATTTATTGGGATGACGCAAATGTTACTTGGAATAGCGTAGATAATCAAAACTTCTTCCCATTCATCGTTAGTGGAAATCAGCAAGGATTTATACACTATTATGCATTCTCACTACCAGATGACTACTCTTTAGCAATCACAGATGTTGACCTAACTGTTTCTCCTAACTTAATCACCAGTTCAGAACACAATTTACAGACATTAGAGACGATAAAAATCACCGGATTGCAGTACACAGCAACTCCATCTATAGATTTGAATGACTCAATATTCCAGGTTCGAAAGATTAGCACAGATACGTTTGAGATACTTTACTGGGATGGAGATAATTACGTAAATACACCATCAGGAGCCGCAGCTACATACATAGGCGGAGGAAAAATAACTCTCTATCCTGTCTTAAATGTAATAACTAAAGACTTTAATCCTTACCAAGCGCAAGGAAGCCAAGCGAAGTTTATCTACATTGACTTCCTTACCGATGCCACAACAAACTCTCAGATAACTGTAAATCTCTATGGTAATGCTCAACAGGCAAATTCAGGTAATCTTATCGTTGGAAATAGAGCTGTAGAAACTTATTTGCCATCGCCTTATTACATGGCAAGCTCTGATTATGCCTGGCATAGATTCTATGCTACATTCGCAGCGCAATACATTCGTGTACAGATGACTTATGGAGATGATTTAATGAATACAGAAGAAACGCACACTGATGAATGGATTCTTAATGCTATGTGTATCTGGACACGAGAAGCAGGAAAGGTGATTTTCTAATGTCGTTTTCAAGTGATATTCCATTACAGTCAAACCAACTTTCAGTCTCAGTAGAGTTCCCAAAGCCAGATGACTCGGCTTTTTTGGATACACTCTCATTAACCTATAAGCGTATAGCTGATGCAGTGAACACAAAAGAAGGAGCACTTTACCAGCCTGTTGAAACAGCAACATTTCAAAAATACTTCAAGCCAGCAGAGACTCAGAATTTCCGTAATGTGTATCGAATGACCATCAACTTTGGGACTCTTCCAAATACCACCTCAGATACAGAGCCTCACAATATAGATTTCACTGAAAACTTTAGAGTAACACGTATTTATGGAGCTGCAACGGATCCTGTAAATCTGCTTTACATTCCACTTCCTTACGCTTCTGCTTCTGGTGCGGACATAGAACTTTCTTTAGATGCAACTAATGTGATCATTACCACAGCCTCAAATAGGACAGCATTCACAGAAAGTACAGTGGTTATTGAATACACAAAAAGTCCGTAGTTGAATTTAAAATTTCCATTAAACTTAACGAATTCCTGTTTGGAAGCGACTCTAAAATGAAGCAGCTTTCCAACTACAATCCCCAGCAAAATCAGGGTTTAAATCAGATCATGCAAATGCTCTTGGGCATGGGTAAAGGTGGAGGAGGAATGCAACAATCTATGCAGTATCTTCAAGATTTGCTCAATCCAGACTCAGAAACGATGAGGCAGTATGAAGAACCATATATGCAGCAGTTTGAACAAGAAACGCTTCCAGGCATTGCTGAAAAGTATGCAGGTATGGGCGCGCTATCATCTAGTGGTTTTGGGCAGGCTTTGGGCGGTGCTGGTGCGAATCTTCAATCTCAATTAGCTCAGTTAAAGGCAAGTTTAAGAGGACAAGCAGCACAAGGATTAATGGGACAGTATAACCAACTCGCAGGTATGGGACTAAATGCTCAACCGTTCTCCTATATGGAAAAACAAGCCAATCCAGGCGCATTAATTCCTATGTTACAATCTGGAGTAAGTGCCTATAAAGCTTATATGGGGGGTGGATAATGGTTCAAATATTTAGAGGAGGCCCATCAAGGGGACAATTATGGTCTCAAATGTTAGGACAGGCAGCTGGAGAAGGATTAGGAACTCTTTTAGGCACATACCAAACAAATAAAGCCCTTGAAGGTGTTTTGAATGACCCTCAATATAAAGACAAGTCTCAAGGCGAGAAAATGGGAGCATTACAAACGGCATTAGGTCGTTTTGGAGATAGAGGGCAGAAAGTTCTTCAACAAAGATTAATGGCTGAACAGCAAATACAACAAGAAGAAGAACAGAAGGTTTTATCAAGAGTACAGGCTGGAGAAGATGTCCCAGAAAAAGATTTCGCTAAAGTTTCTCCACAAAATCTGTTTAAAGCTTGGGAGATGAAGAAAAAGAAACAATTTGGGAAAAATGTATATCAAAATCTTATAGATGCAAATTATCCTGAAGAAACGGCAAAATTATGGCAACAACAAATAGAAGATGCTCCTGTAGGAGCTGTAACGGATGTTATGAGCCATGTAAATAAACTTCTTTCAAGATCAGGCGTAGGACGAGGAGCCAAAGAACAGGAAAAGGGCCCACAATTAAAACCTTCAATTGAAATTCCAGGAATTGAAAGTACCTCCTACGAATTAGATTTTCCAGAACTCAGAGAACCAACATCAAGAACTTCAGCTGATATAGTTAAAGAA